ACTATTACTAAACCACATGGCCGCGGGGAAAGCCGGATAATCAACCCCTGATCTCTATAATATATGTTGAAGCTAACACTAGATCTAGCAGCCAAGAGCCGGTATCACCCAAGATCCCTGAACTTAGTACACATGATTCTAGCACATCTTGATATGTTAGTTTTATAATATTAACTCCTGTATTATCTGACACTAGTTGCAACAACTGTTCATAGTTACACATCTCTACTGCCTTATAACCGGATACTTGCACTTTAAAAACTGTTTTATCCGCATTTGCTGAAATTAAGAAACTGTCATTCTTTGTCATTACATTAATATTTCGCGCTACAATATCTGTGTAAACTTGAATATAGGCTATAGACCCTAAGCTAATTTTCGAAATAATTTTCTTGATTGTATTAATCTGTTCAAGTGACGATATTGGTGCACCATCAACATCATTCATAATTACATAGTTTGCTAGAAGTAAGGTATGGTTTGGTATACTCTCTGTGAAACTATAGCGTTGCGCCCTATACGAAATTTGAACATGAGGATATTCACGTGTAATACCTACTGCATCATATACTTCAATTGGTGTTTTATATAATTTGTAAACCGCGTTCATTTCTCCTAGATCACGACCTCCAATGATGCGTATTCTACTTAGAGATTCGAGCAATGCAACAGGAATACTCTTTGAAATAACACGATATACAACTTGTCTAATTAAAGCATTAACATTTATTACTGACATAGATGAATCATAATCATTTTGATAAGTAGAGCCAAATCCATTAGGAAACGCGCTAATTAAGTCTTCTAAATATGGTACTTTTTGTAGATATAATTTGCCATTCTGTTCGTGCATATAGCTGTTTGCGCTCGTACCATCTGTCATCCTATTCATGATAGCGACACGTTTCATATCCTTAATACCACTCATAGTAACAAAAGCACCTGTATTATCACTCCGAACCATAACAGAACGTGTAGTAATAGTACTACAGTGAATTGATAATATGTGCATGGCAATGGATACATCTGTGACATCATTTTTATCAACTACAAATCGGTATAATGTCGGCTTATCATAATTAATCTCATTCGATATCGTACTAATAATCTTAAGATCCATCGGCTGTAATGAAATTTTCTCAAGATACACATCACATACTGGATTCCTCAAATAACCTTTATTAGTTAACGTAGAGCCATGCGATAGCATAATATAAGCTTCATATGTATACGGTTTTTGTGTGGATAATTTAACAATGTTGATTGCTACATTTGAAAACTTGTTATTAAGAGTACTACTAATCTTATTCATTATATAGTATGTCGGCATCGATATTTTGACTAATCCAACAGTAGCATTGCTAATTACTAACTCCGTCACATAACATACGAAATCAGTTATATCATCAAACTTCTCTTCATTTGGATCTTCATAGTCTGCTTGATCTATATCAGATATCAATATATCACACCCAATTCGCAAAGTTAGAGCATCTTCAATTTTCGTTCTAAATTTATCTCTTCCTATTCCTCGATCTCCAAAACCTTGAATATATAAAGATTTGTCACCATAAAATAATTTTAATATGTCTATCGCCGGTTCAGTTTCAACACCAAAGAATACCATTCGTAGTCCTGGATTGATAAGTGATCCTTCTCCATATAATTGTGCAAAAGCTTTGACATAACAGGTAATCATCTTAGCAGTGCTTGCATTAAAATTTCTTCTCAATACAACTTTGTCGTCAATAAGCACAGTCCGTCCGACTATTAAACCCGACTTCACGTGCATACATAAACATAAATGCTCCATTGATCCAGTACTAACTTGTATATTTCCACGCTTTACTGCTTCAAATACTTGTCTATTTACATTCATGATTGAATTTAAATATGGTGGTTGATTATTAAAGAAATTTTGTGCTTCAGAATCTGGTGAAATATATCTTGATAATGCCTGCTCTTTCATTGTTAACGTCGGAATGTTCTCAATAGCGTCTGGTAAATACTCAATCGCAGAAAACATATCTTTGACTGCACGATACATTGTAATATTATCATTTAATCGAATCATAGTACTTGGAATTGCTGTAAAATTTAGCTTATTAATCGGTTCATCCGGTTGTACAATTGAAATTAAGTTTTCTGTATCTATTGGCGTTTTCCATAAAACAGGCTGGTTTTCCCTTGATGATATCAATCTGACGTTGATTTTAAGTGTAATCTTTTCCGAAAATGGCCAACATGTGTTGTCGTATAACATATATTGTTCGATTGGCAAAAATATTCTCATGTATTGATTATACATTCTTAAATATAATTTGCGGATTTCTGGAGTGATGGTTGAATTTGAGTTCTTAACACTATCATATATCATATCAGCATAAGATTTAAGCCATGTCATAGAACTGTCTTTGTGCAATTTAACATCAAATATATTGTCTAACAAAAGCGGAAAGACAGCTTGTATTCTACGAATATGATCATCTTCTATATATGTAACCATTCGTTCAGTTGGTCTATCTCCTCTTTTTGTGCTATAAGTTTTTTGTCTTTGATACAATTGGCTATCCTCTAGACCTGCTGATAACAACTTGTTTAAAAGCTGCTCTCTTGAATGGAAAACAAAAATGTGTTTGTGTAAATGCCAGTTTATATGTGTTGCACTGAAAGGGTGTTTTTGTAATGCTTGAATAACACCATAATTTGTATTATCTTTCAAGAATAATATTGTGTGTTCGGCTTCATTATTAAATATGTTCTGTCCATATTGATAAATCTGTAAATCAACATTTACAAGTTCAAATATTGCGGAAAATGGGTTATCATCTAAATAATTCAACAATTGTGGATTGTTAGCAATTAGTTCAGAAACATCATCTTGGTAGTTGACGTTATGTGCATGCATACCTAATAACATATTATATTTATAGGTACCCTGTTCTATAACATATGGTAAAGAGAATGTTTGTATAAATTCATCTAATGCATCGTCAATTTCACTTATTGCTAATTCACGCTCGATGTATTGCAAATTCCATAACTTTGTTTGTTTGTAGAGATGTGTTAATCTAACATGTCTCATTGGTCCTTGAAAACGTATATCTTGTTGTTTCGTATTTGTGTATGCATATCTATATTTTGGTCTTGTCGAAAGAAATTCAGGTAGTGTAGCTGTTAATATATCTTCTTCTAATCTAAGGTCAATCATTTTTGTGGTTTTAACT